ACACCAGCTCATGTTAAGTCAGCAATCAATTACAATGATATGTTAAGCACATTAACATCTGATGTAGTATCAATTAAAGATGGAGAAAAAGTTAAATGGGCATACCTGCAAGGCAATCCATATGGATTTGACACAATGGCATTACGAGGATATCAGGATCCCCCGGAGATTGTAGAATTCGTTAACATGTATATTGATCGAGACAAACAATTTATCAGAGAGCTTAAAGGTAAATTAGATGACTTTTATGCTGCAATGAATTGGGGTGGATTGCCTGAAAATAACAATGCAACAAAGTTCTTTTCATTTGGATAATAACATTTATATTCTTATATTAAATAAAAAAATATGTACGGTAAGCAACAATGGCGCGGTAGAGAAGTAGAAGGACGGTATTCGGACATCATGACCTGGTTTGTAAGAGAACTAGGTGATGGCATTAATGTTGATAATCTTCAAGTCTTTCCGCATTATTATTTTACAATTGAATATGTAGAGTCAATGCTAACAACAAAAAGTTTGAGTTGCATTGACGCTATACGCGAAATACTTGATACTACACATAGTGCAGTAACTTTAGAAGCTAATAAAGACACTTTAAAGAACATTCCCCCGGATCTGTTTAACCGATGCCACATTATATATCGAGTACAAGATGATGCAGTACAACTGCTAAAAGATACCGATACATTTAGTGTAGATGCCGGTTGGTATCGATGCCATATGATTGCAAAAATGCATATGCAAGAAACTAAACCTTCAAATTATATATTTGATGATGAACTTTGATTTGAATGTAATATTTATTAATGTAGAGTGGAAGCTACATTGTAAAACATTATTAAAGCCTTATGCTGAGTAGAGCGCTTCCACCTCGAAAGGCATAAGGTTACTTACTATTATGAATTATCAACAAATACATAATAATATTATTTACCGGGCTAAAACAAGAACATTAACAGGTTACAAAGAACGACATCATATTATACCTAAATGTATAGGTGGTACTGATGATCAAGAAAATTTAGTAGATTTGACTGCAAAAGAACATTTTATTATACATAAACTTTTATGTAAACTTTATCCAGACAATGATAAACTATTATATGCTTATTATTCAATGACACATCAACGAAATCAATATCGTCAACAAGCATATCGAATCTCAACGAGAGAATATCAATATTTAAAAGAACAGCATGCAATACGAATGAGTACCTTATATAAAGGTAGATATCAAAAACCAACTAGATCTGGACATAAAAATACTCCAGAACATAATAAAAAAATTGCAAACGCTATATCGGCATTGGGTCCTAAATCTAATGAAACTAAAGATAAAATATCTAATTCATTACAAGGTAATATTCCATGGAATAAAGGTAAAGTGGAGAAACGTGTTATATGTTCGATATGTAATCGAGATTATGCAATAAAATATAAAAAGAAACATAAATGTTTTAATTTGGAAAAATAAATAAATCTTATTATAATAAATTATGAAGCGAGGAGTTATAGCAGGTAATTTTGACGTAATACATCCGGGATATATTGCAATGTTTAACGAATGTAAACAGCATTGTGATTATCTTGTAGTTTGCTTACATGAAGATCCTAGTATCGAAAGACCTGAAAAATTAAAACCGATATTGCACTGGTCTGACCGTTATAAAATATTAGAATCACTTAAGCAGGTAGATTTTATTTTTTTATATAAAACAGAAGCTGACTTATATGAGTCTTTACAAAAAGGCAATCTCGATGTAAGATTTTTAGGAGATGATTATATTGGTAAATCTTTTACCGGCGATGATTTAGATATTCCTATTCATTACTTAAACAGAGACCATGGATGGTCGACCACTAAATTTAAAAATTTAATTGCAGATGAAGTACAGCGTAGTAGTAACTTTTCAAATTGAGGGATTTCATTGTTGGCCAGAAGCCAAAGACGTCTTTCCGGAAGTAGCATTCTTATCAGATAGACATCGTCATATGTTTCATTTTAAATGCTATGCATCAGTAACACATACTGATAGAGATGAAGAATTTATTTTGTTGAATCGAAAAATACAAAAAGCTCTTCGCATAGGATTTACTAGTTCTGAAACAAACATATTAGAGTTTGGTAGAATGAGTTGTGAGGATATTGGAGAATGGTTGTTAGAATCATTTCCTGCATTATATAAAGTAGAAGTCTGGGAAGACGGAGAAAATGGAGCAATTATAGAAAGATGAGAAACGTATTTTATTTTGGATTAGAGCCACTTAAAGCTCGTTACACGTATCAGTTATGCAAAGAATGGATGCCAGCAACATTCAAGCCATATGCAAAGCAACTTAAGTTTGTTGAGATTGATGGTGAGTTTGATGCCGATCAAGAAATTAAAGTAGGAGCTGTTTTAGATGCTATTGGCCGCGGCAAGTATAGCTTAACACAATGTCAAACATTCTTGCAGAAAATATACAATGATGAAGTAAAGTCTGGAGATATTATCTTCTTGCAAGATTATTGGACTCCCGGATTAGATGCAATATGGTATGCATTGGATTTGTATGGAATTGATGTGAAAGTATATGCAATGCTTCATGCTCAGTCAGTGGATGAATATGATTTCACATATCCAATGGCAAACTGGATGCGTCACTATGAGTTAGGCTTAGATAAAAGAATGTCAGGTATATTCGTTGGTAGCACTATTCACCGAGAGCAACTTAGAGCAGCTGGATTTCAATCTCCAATACATGTTGTGTCTTTGCCAATTCATAAAGAAGCAACATTAGCTAAATTACCAAATTATTTTGATGCGTTAGCACATGGATTGATTAAAAAGAAAAATGTAGTTGTGTATTCATCTCGTTTGGATAAAGAAAAGAATCCATTCTTCATGATGCAAGTTGCAGAAAAATTTCTTGAAGAAAACCCAGTTTGGGAATGGCACGTAACGACTTCCGGTAAATCTTTCCGAAGTATGATGCCAGGTGTTATTGATGCTTTAGAATCATTAGCAAAACGACAACCTAGATTCAAATTGTTAAGTGGATTAACAAAAGAAGAATATTACCTAGAATTGGCAACATGCAAAATTCAATTCAATTCATCACTGCAAGACTATGTTTCATGGACGGTTATTGAAGCGACTGCATTTGGAGCTGATATTGTATATCCAAATTTTAGGTCTTTTCCGGAGTTTATCGCAGCAGATCGTTTATACAAACCATTTGATGTCGACAGTGCCATATACGTTATAAAAAACTCAATTTTCTCACATAGAGAACATCCAAAAATAGTAGATATATCAGATTTAGGTCGACAAATGGAAGCATATATCGTAGCAAATGATATTACGCAAGAAATCAATATCTGGCACGAATCAGAATATTGCAAACAATTAATACAAGGAAATATCAATGGGTAAAAAGTTTATATACTATCCGTCTTTATCAGCAGGATCGATGGTGTCGGCATTCAAAAAGGATGCTAAGTTTGAAGATGGTACCACAATGCGATTTTTTGGTAAAGATTATCCAGAAGATTGGCGCCATCCATATTTTTTGATTACTGCAGGACATCATTACAAGAAAATGGATTTTCGTCAGCAAATCGGTTTAGATGATGATGTATTAGTGTTTGGAGATTCAGGAGGATTCCAGATAGCAACCGGAGCTTTAAAATGGGATAGCACAATTCGCGAAAAGATATTTCATTGGTTAGAAGCTAATTCAGATGTAGCAGCTAATTTGGATATTCCACCTCGGGTAACATTTGAAAATAGATTTCAAGATTCTATGGACATTTCATTTGATAATTTCAAATGGTTTGAAAAGCACCAATCTGGAAAGACTAAGTTCCTCAATGTTATTCAAGGAACATACAATGAAGAATACAACACCTGGTATCATAAGTTCAAAGACTTTGATTTTAATGGATGGTGTATTGGTGGTCCAAAGCGGCTTGTTGATTTTATGTATGTTATTGCATTAATGCTACAAGAACGTGAATTTGAGAAAGAGCATGTACAGTTTGTGCACTTGTTAGGTATATCGAAGATATCAGATTTCTTTATTCTATCAACTTTGCAGAAATTGCTTAATGACTTAACAAATGGTCGAGTGCAGCTTTCCACAGATTCGTCATCTCCAGGCCAATATCCAGTATATGGGACATATTTGCATTCTGGTAACTATAAGACTCAGACATTCACTGAATTGTATTTCCCTAAGAATGCGGAGTATCGCAGAAAGACACATATCAAGCAAGGCAAAGAATCTATTGTAATTGATAAGACAAAACATGTTCCTTGCAGTATGGATTGTCCGGCTTGTAAAGACTTTACATATGAATATTTAGGTGGACAAACGGTAGACGGTTTGGATCGTTATTCACAGGAGGGTATGCCTCGTATGGTGGTGCATAACACTCATTTGTATGTAAACATTGCTAAGGATATTGATAAAATTGTTGACTCACACGTTGAATTGTTAGAAACAGCAATACCATCAGAGTTGTTTGCAGTTATTGTGTCATTACATGATATGTTTGCAGATC